TCTCCCTCGTCAACGGATACGGCGTCCGTAAAGTCTCCAGGCAGCCGTTCCTCCACTGGCGTATTAATTCCATGTCCGATAAATCCAAGGCTCGAAGTTCTATTGTCTGCTCCTCCTCTCTTCGGTTGACCCATACCACGCCCCCAGCACGAAACCGATCAACATGCCCATGAGGATGCCCCCAAACATTACACTCTCACTCCCTAATGGACGAATAGAGCGATAAAGTTATTGCAGGTAAGATGGATTGTAAAACCTCGTTTCTCTACATAACCCGACAACCTGAACGCTTCGCCAACAGCGGTCTCTGAAATTGTTTTTTTGATCTCGGCGGCAATGGTTTTCTTGTTGCATACTTCACGATGGACGTAAATTGCACATTCATTCATGCCAGCCACCTCTTTTGTTCTTTCTGTCTTGCGCGTACAGTCGCGCTCTAAGCGACAAATAATCTATGATCAAACTCTCACCCCCCATCGCTTTAACAACTCTTGTCTGGTCTCTGCGCTCGCGCTCCAGTAGTCGTCAATAAGGTCCTGATCCAGCTCGTCCAATCGCTTGCCGCCCTCTTCCTTCGGTAGGTCGAAGGAGGCCTGATCCCGGATGTAGTGAGCTATAGCAAGAGACATGATCAAATCGTCGTTCTTGCCGCCCTGAGCCTCGGCCTTCCCTTTCTCGTTGCGAACGAACGTCAACATTTCCTCTAGCGTGGGGATGTCGTTGATAGTCTCTATGTGTTCACGTACGACTTTGACAAGGTGCGAAATAGCTGCTGGCCTGGTGAGTTTATCGGTGTGGAATCCGTAACGATTGCTAAGTTTCCCAGTGAAGGCGTCTGGTGTCTGTTCCCTGACGTATTGGCGAGGGTAAGACAGACGCTCCAATTCTTTGACAGGGTAAGTGCTGAAGTTCGCCTCAATGCCAACGAGGGATTGATTGTAGTGCATCCCCAAACAAAAGATTTGCCGGGAAAACAGGTCGTCGTCAAACTGGTGATGCAGGACAGCCACCTGTGATCCCGTAGTATTATCCAATGTCTGCGCCGCAAAGTAGTCTGATCCCTCTCCGGCTGTGTCTGCTCCGATGACATACGGTACTCCTTTCCGTGGCTCGCTGTAGAGTCGTATGTAACCTTCGTCCTCGCTCTGCCATTTCTGCGCCTCGGTGAACCAGTCGTTGTCCCAGCCGTATATGAATAAACCTCGTCGTGGAGGCGGAAGAAGCCTGAGCGCTGCTATCCTGGCTGAGACTATGGCGGCGGGGAAGATCGTTTTTCCGGTGACTCCCCATTCGCCCAAGCCATAGACGCTGTAGTAATAATCGTCTACGCCCTTGAAGGATTCAATGAGCCTGGTATATTCGGCGTCGATAAAACGGTTGTCTTTATACGTAGAGTGATGGGCGGTTGTATCTTGACTCTGCTTATCAACCAGAGCCTTGAGCCAATGGGTAACGGAGACCGGATTGAAGCTTTGAATAATCTGCTTGTAGTGCTTGCTTTGGCCTCGGAGCCGTAGGTCAAGCTGCTTGTGATCTGTGTCATCTAATTCGCTGGCCTCCTCTTCCCAGACTCCCGTGATGCCGTGAATCGATTTTAATTTCTCGACATCATCGCAGCCGGCAAAGATGATCGTGTTCCCGTTGGCGCATCTTATTTCCATGTCTGTCTTGTTGACGGTGAAGAAGGCGGATAGATCCCAGGTCGATATGATGTTCAAGATCTCAGCGAAGCATGATTGACGGATCGTCTTGGCGACTTTGCGAACAACGAGGAACCGATGACCTTTCTCAGCCAGAGTTCTAACGACGATCTTTTGCGAGGCGAATACACTCTTGCCACTTCCGGCGCCGCCCCATAAAATCAGGTAGCGGGACTTGTTTGTGTAGAGCGGGTAGAAAACATCGTTGGTAAGCGTCGGTAAGGATGTCAGGTCTATAGTCGGCATAAAACCTCGCTTCAGGATGCCTCAGGACACGCGATAATAGGGGCGGTGGTATGAAACTACGTGGCACTATTGCCGCTTTCTCTCAGATTATCGGGCAACTTCACAATCACGTTTAGATCCCCGGTGTGATCAACCTTGTTCACGTTCTGCCATCGTCCCCGTTGCCGATTACAGAGCCAGAATATTGCGGCTGTGGTGTCAGGCGGATAATACTTTCGAATACCTACCTGCTGGACTTCTGATCCCGAATTTATACCGGGCAAAGAGACCACTTTTAGCTCTATGTCATCATGTTCATATCCCATTGCTCTTTGGTACGTTCGATCGGCCACATTTGCATCCGCTTGAAACTTCCCTTTTTTTAAGGCCTCCTGAAATCCAGGATAGACCTTTTTCCATTGGTTTAAATTCGACTCGGCAACCCCAAAAAAATCTGCCAGCTCAGTATCTATAGCACCAAGCAAACATAACTTGTAAGCCTGCTCTGCGTATTCATCTTCGTATTTGCTCGGCCTGCCTCGCTTCGCCATCGTCACCACCCCAAACAAAAATACCGCCTCAATGGACGGTAATTATTGGCAAACCAGAAAAATGCATAAAGATCTCAAGTTCAGTATAAAAAATTTCGGAATGTTTGTCAATACTTTGCCTGAAATATTTTTCATTCTATCCGATACCTCCAGTCGTAGTCAGCTTTTACTTTCTTCCCTCCGTATCTCTTGGACTTCTGGCTCTGTCCTCCAAAGCTCGTGATGTGGTAATGCATCATATCGAGAGTCTTCCGCCAGCGCGCCGTAACCTTTAGATCCTCGGGGTAGTGAGTATACAGTCCGCATCCGCATTGCCACACCTCTCCATCCGGTCCCATCTCGCCGCATGCCGGGCAGATCACCGGGAACATTGACATGCCTCTTTCCTCAGCCTATTGATTTTCGCAAGCCATCGCAGCGGATCAGGTGTGTAGAACTTCAACGTCTGCTCGATCATCTTGGCCCGCGCCGTGTCCATCTTGGCGAAACATTTGCCATAGGTCGCGTAGAGATGTCCGGGGTCGGTGTAGACGCGGCAGGTGCTCACTCCATCGCGGCAACACCCATGGCACATCTCGTAGATCGTCTCCTGAACGAAAGCCCTGTCATCTCTTTTGTCCTGCACTGACTGTGGCATTTTATACCCTCTCTTTCAGTTTCTCGATTAGCTCGTCGATGCTCGTGACCAGAATATAGTGGCCGCCGTGCCTCTCGATCTCACTTTGAAATATTTTCTGCTTCTCCGACTGTTTGCCTCCGGGTCTTTTGAACTCGATCCAGACTTCGATCCCGTTCTTGATTGCGTACCTGTCAGGGATACCATGATAACTGCCCATGCCCTGCATGATCGGGAATGTAAACCAACCTGTCAGCAGAAGGTAATCACGGGCGGCGCCCTTGATGTCGGACTCTAGCATCCGGCCCTCCTTCTCGGCTGCCAGAGAACGCGGGCCGTGCCGCGCGTATAGTCGATCTGGAGTAATCTGCCGCAATGCGTACAGAGTTTGACAGGCTGGCCGAAGTGACGGACTGTGATCGTCGAATTCCCGCAGGGACATATCGTTTCAATCACCTCTTCCGCCAATTGTCGCCGACCATTCTCAGGCCGTCGCATATCTCCACCAGGCGAGAGACAATATATGGGCCGACTTCATAACGCTTCTTGAGATCCGTCAAGCTGAAGTTGCTGGTTATAATCATCGGCTTCAGATTCTCATAGCGGTTGTTGATCACATAGTAGAGCATCTGCTCCGTCCACTGTGTGACCTTCTCTTTGCCGAGATCGTCGAGGATCAAAAGGTCAACATCGGTCAGTTTGTCTATGGCCTGCTCTTCCGATTCGCCGCTGTCGTTTTTATAGGTGTCCTTGATCCTTCCAAGCAACGAGATGACATTACCGAAGGTTACTCCGATCTTTTTTTGCAGCAGTAAGTTACAGCAAGCCCCCGCTAAATAGGTTTTACCCTCGCCGGCCTCGCCCGTGATGAATAAAGACTTCTCCGGGACTGTCGCTTTGTTGCCATGTCTCTTGTTCGGAATGAAGGTGAATAGATCACAATAGGCAAAGGCTTTGTCGTAGGCCTCCCGGTTGTGGCTGGTTCTTTTGGCATTCTCAAAGGTTGCCTCATGGTAGCGGGCAGGGAGCCGCGACCTTTCCAGGGCATAGCCGAGCATTGTTTTTGCTCTAGCTCCTGGACAGCTGCACTCTTCATAGTAGGGTCTATGGCAGAACTCACACTCAGGAATAGATTCGCTTCTCCCATTCTTCCATTTCTCCGCAGCCTGTTGCGCTCCCTGTACCAGATCCGATATTTGCCTTACCTCTCCCATTGCCATTGCCACCTTTCGCTAATTTTTCAAAGTCATTGAAGCACCATCGCCTAAATTGTGATCGGGGATTCGATTTCTTCTCTAGAGGCTTGTCCAGTTTATAGACAGCCCATGCCTTAGCCTCGGCAAGCAAATCCAAGCCCGGGAATTCGCCGGCAATGGTGACAAGATATTTAACATCTGCCGTAGGTTCAAATGGATAGCCGTTGATATTTTTTAACACGGCAAGAATAGGCAAGATTTCTGGCGCGGACGTATTAGGTACTTGATCTGTATCTGTATCTGTATCTGTATCTGTATCTGGGGGTGTTACATAGTCGTTACACTTCTGTTTCAGTAACGTTTCTGAAACGTTTCCTGCTCTATGTTTCTGAACCCTGGGAGTACTGTCATCGCTAATATATTGCCTTTTATTATGGTTGGTTAGGTGCATCGTAGGTTGCCCATCAAGATCAACCACTTCGATCATCAAAAGAATCGTAAACCGTTCGTAAAAATTCCTAGCGTGATCGTAACGAATCCTAGCCTTTCTTGCTACGCTCTTAAGTGTGTATGGAACTCCTTCGCCCATGAGTAAATAACCGCGCCGGGGTGATTTGTTTGCAAGGCACATTATGACTACCCAAAACCAGGAAGCGATAGGAGGCATATCCTCTAATTTTGGCTCATCCGGCAGCTCGGTGTAGCACCTGAACCAGTCCATTCCAGCAACCCTCCAACGTAGGAACATTTTTCCAACATACGGGTAAAAAAAACTAGACAGTAGTATTCCCACTGTCGAACAGGATCTCTTCCGGCAACCCTAACGCCTCAGCGATCTTCTTGCGATAGCCAGGGTAAAGCGGTCTGCGGCCACGCTCCAGGAGGTTCA